GTTGCCCGCCGCCGTCAGCAATTTCTGCTGGCCGGTGTTGCTGACATCCGTGGCAAAGGTGTTGGCCATGGACCCGGCATTCTTGGTGCCCTTCTGTTTCTTGGTGCGCCCCTCACCGATCAGGTCGGTGCTGATCAGCTGGGCAGCGTCACCATAGGCACCCATCTGGGTCCATTTGCCAATTTCCAGCCAGACCACGCTGGTGAAGTCACCAACCACAACGTCAGCCGACTGCTCTGGGAACAGGTTGGTGCTGATGTAAATTCTGCACCCGGCAACAGGATATAGAGCCATTTCAGATACCCTTTCTTACGATGCCGGATTGACGGCGATGTTACTGTTTATTTCCACCGTGGCATTCAGGGTCTGCACGGTATTGGCCCCGCCACCTGCCTGCTGGGCAGTCATGACGATGCCGTAGAACTCACGGACGCTGTTCAGCGTCTGTGCCCCGGTTTTGTCGTTCAACTCTATCTTGAACGCGTAGTTGTCGTAACTCTGGCTGGCCGCCAGCAACTTGATCTGGCCGGGGTCAGACACATCGCTGGCAAAGGTGTTGGCCATGCTGCCAGCGTTCTTGGTGCCCTTCTGCTTCTTGGTGCGGCCCTCACCAATCAGATCAGTGCTGATCAGCTGGCTGGCATCACCGAAAGCGCCCATCTGGGTCCACTTCTTGACTTCAACCCACGTCACGCCAGCAAAGCTGGCATGGGTCACGTCTGTTGAAAGCTCAGCGAAGAGCGCATTGCTGATCCAGAGCTTGCAACCGGCCACCGGGTAGAGTGCCATGGTAGATAATCCTTTCTCTAAACTGCCACCGTTTCAAACGGCACAGTCACCGGAGTTCTCCAGCGGTCGCCGTCTACATAACCCCCGGCCACCCTTGGCCGCGCCGTGATGCGCACCTTGGCCGTACCTGAGATCAACACCTGCCCATGAAAGTGCTGGGCAAGATCACCACCGATTGCCTGACTATCCACCTCACCACCGTTCAGCGGGCTTAGTATGCTGATGCCCAGCACACCCATGTGACGGTTCTCGTCCCTGCTGTCTATGACCACCTGCGCGGGCGTGCCGGGGCTGTAGCTCACCACCACGTACTTGTCAGCCTTGGGCTTGCCTGCCGGGGGATACTGTGTGTTGCCCCAGACAATGGGATAGTCACCCGCCCATGCATCAAGGTGGGTCAGCAAAGCATCCAGTATAGATTTCTCAGGGGTCATGCGAACGCCAACTCCCCGGCTAGCTTGCGCTGGTTGCTCTCAACAATCTGTGGCCATTGCTGCACTGCCAGATCAACGAAGTGACGGCCCGGCTGGTTGTAGTTGCGGCCAAGGCTATCGGTACCGGTAAAGCCGTAATTCTGCCGCGCCGCATAGATGGCGATGAAGCCAAATGACATGCTGGTGCCCGGTGTCCAATTGGCAATCAGCGTCTCAATGGCCACGGCGTTGCCCAGCACCGGGCCGCCCTTGCCGGTGGCGCTGGGGTCCATGGGCGGTATCACCACGCCCTCAACGCCCACCAGTGAGTTCTGCAAGAAGCTGGTGTCCACAGGCATGTTGCCGCCAGCGCTGATGGGCACCTTCATCAGGCGCACCACCTCTTGCGTGCTTTCTTTGATCACCGCTTCAACGAAGACCTTGGTGTCAAGCACCCATTGCTCAATGCTGGCTGTAAACTGGCCGCTCATATGACCACCTTCTTGGCCTGCCTGACGGCGGCCCCGATGTAGTCAACCTTGTACTCCGCATGGCAACGGCAATTGATGACATCCTCACCCAACGCACCATGCTCACGGTCGCCGGGGTGCAGCATCTTGGCCCCGGTGGCCGGGCTGATGAAGTAGCTGTTGAAGCCCACTTTCTTGCCGTGCAGGATATAGTGGCTGCGGCGCTCGCGCCCGTCACGGTTGGTGCGCCAGATTTTCACCACGTCGTCCTCATGCACCTTGCCGCTGCTGACCATCTGCCTGATGGCCTCTGACTGCCCGGCATGCAGGCTCAGCAAGGTTTCTGTACGCGCTATGTTCTCTCCACGCAGCTTCAGCAGGCTGTCTGAGTATTTGCCGATCATCTTGGCCACGTCCTCAGGCGGCAGCGGCACCCCGGCCTTCATGGCCTTGTGGACCTTGGCGTCAAAGCGCGCGTCCCGCCTCACCCGTGTCAGGTAGTTGGCCAGCATGGCCGGGTCACCTGACTGAAGCTCAAGCTTGGCGTTGCTGACATATTTGGCCATGGCGGGCGTCAGACCCACCGTACCGCCCTCACGGCGGCCCGTGGTGGCAGATATGCGCCCAACAATGTCCAAGGCCGTTGTACGCGGCCCCTGACCCGCTGCAATGCCATCTGAAAGGGTCTGGCGCACCGTGGCGCGCGCCGTGTTGCTCAGGCCCACCACCAGCTTGCTGCTGGTGACGCGCAACCATTCCTCAGCCGGGGGAGAGCGTACATTGAAGCGGAATATCACGCGCGCCCCGGTTGCCGGGTTGATGGTGGCGCGGGCGGCCTCGGCAGTCAGCACGGCGGCATACTTGTAGATATCCGCCACGCTGTCAGCCACCTGATTGAACACCACCGGGTCAAGATTGAGGATGCTCAGCGCATACTCAATGTTGCCGGTGGCAATGGCCTTCTCAAGGGCTGATATGACAGTCTCGTCAGTGATGTCGGCAATAGCGTCAAGGAAGGCTTGCCGCACCTGCGGCTCCATCTGGTCAAGCAGTTCCTGCAATGACGTGGGCAATGCCATTCATGACCCCAGTATCAGCTTATATACGATGATGATGCCCGCTTCCGGCACCCTCAGCACCTTCTTGATGGTTGTGGGCTGACCATCCACATGCAACAGGTCAGTCATTTCAGGTACGACGCCCACCGGTAGCCCTTTCACAGGCAATGTCGCCATACGGTCAGTGGCGATTACTAGCGTCCCGTCAACGTATCTACGGTCCACTGATCTTACCACACCCACGACAGGGTACATCTTGGCTGTGGGTTCAGCGGGGTCCCACGGCACAGGACTGGCTACCGGTGTGCGCCGCTCCAGCTTGAGGGTACCCTGCTGGAACTCATCTATGATGCCGTGGGCGGTCACGGCCATGTCGGTATAGAAGGCGTCACTCATGTGCGCATCAGCCACTTGGTCACGCTGCGCCCGCTGACAGCCCCGCCAAGCAGGCAGTTGAGCATATTGTCCACCACGGTCAGGGTGGGCGTCTGGCCCGCTATGGCCCCGCCCTCAGGGTCAGCGTAGGTGACGCTGACCGCGCCCTCTACTGAAACTGACTTCTTGATCTGACCGGTGACCACATCAGGGCTCAATGAGCTTGGTGTGGCCAGTTCACGAAGTGCGGCCTCGTACGTGGCGTTCTCAATTGCCGGGGGCACCGTATCTGAGGGAACGGTGTATCCATGGCAATCGGTCACGCCAGTACGAGGCCAGCCCAGCACCTGCGCATAGCCGCCAGTGGGCTTGCCCGGATAGCGGGCACCGTAGTGCCCGTCCAGATAGGCAGTGGCCCGCTCAAGCGCCGGGTCTACATCGCCTGAGGATGCGGTGTAGCCCATCCGGGCGCAATAAGCCTCAAAGGCAGCCTCGGTGCCGTAATGCGCCACAAATTACTCCTTTGTGGTCTTCTTGGTTTTGTGGTGGTCCTTGTCTTTGGCGGTTTCCTTGGCGGCGGCGTCAGCGTGCTTGCCCTCAACCTGCGTGGTTGGCGGCACCACCTTCTCAACACCGGCTAGGCCAGCCTCAGGGCTGGGCTCAGGGCCCGTGCCGTCATGCCCGCGCGTGTCAGTGCGGGTTTCCTCCGGCACCGGCTGCCGCGTGTCCGCAGGCACGTTGGCTATGCGGTCACGGCGGTCATCTTCACTCACCATGACGCCAGCGCCATGCCCCGCTGCTGGCAGTTCCACAGGGTCACCCGGTTGAGCGGGAGGAGTAACCTCATCCGGGTTCACCCATGGTTGCTGCTCAACTTCTGCGGCCTCAACCTCTTCCTTGGTGGGGCCAAGCCCTACCACATCAGTCTTGGGCACCAAGCGCTCAGACATGCTGCCGGTGGGTATGCGGTCATGCAGCTTGTCCATCATGCTCTTGGGCTCACCCTGCGGGTCAACCACGTGGCGGCGGCCCACCATGTCACGCACGTGATCAATGCGCAGCGGCATGTCGATGGTTTCATTTTCACCGATATTTTCCTGAAGACCGGCCACCACCTTCTCACCGATCACCTTGACGTTCTCTGCCGCCGTGTCCCTGATACGCTGCAAGCGCTCTTCCTCAGTGCTTTTGCTATGCAGTTCATCAAGATCACGGAAGCTTTGCTGGTGGACACGGTTCCACTCTACGAAGCGCTCTACCTCAAGCTCCATTTCTGGCAGCTGGGATACACGCGCGCGGCTGAATGCTGACAGACCCATGACGGGTACTCCTTTTCATTGGCGGTTTTAATGGGTGGGCTCAGTCCCACCCATTACATATAACGCCTGTCAGACAATCTTGTGCTTGAACTGCACAATCCTGATGTTTTTGGGGCTGTAGCGGCGGTTCCAGTTGGTGCCGATAGCCAGTTCAGCGTTGGTGGGGCTGACACCGGTTGCCGTGCCAATCCACGCAATGCCGCGCGGGTGCATGACAAAGTGCCTGCGATTGATCAGGATATCTTCACCGGCCAGACTGTCACGGTCAGTCTCAGTGGGGGTAGGCGCGCCGCCGTCAGCGTAGCCAATGGCCCCGGCACCAAATAGGTAGCTGGTGTAGACGCCACCCGTGACGGGCATGCCGTCATCCTGAATGACCCGCTTGCCCATGTAGTAGGGCAGGGTGGGGTTGCCGTCGCGGTCTTCCTTAAAGTCAATCAGGCCCTGCTTGACCAGCACCGCCACCACGGCGCTGTGCATGGCAAAGGCGGTCAAGCGCTGGCTGGCATCGCCTAGCTTGTACATGGCGTCAACCACGCTGTTGGCGCTGATGATGTTGTCAGGCGCGGCGGCGGCGCTGATGTCGTGAATATTGCCCGCCATGCTGGCGCTGGCAAAGATGCCGGTCAGAATGTTGATGAGCATGGTCTGCCAGCGGCGCTGCCAGAAGTCACCAACCAGCGCGGCGATCTGCGCCATGGGGTCATCACCTGACAGAGCCTCTGCCAGATCATTGACGCCCCACGCCTTGCCGCGTGCATGCAGCACGGCGATGTCTTGGCCGGTGGTGATCTTGTCAACGCCCAGCGGCACAACGTCAGACAGAATTTCTTCAGCGCCGGTCAGGTCTTTCCAGAACGGCATGGCCACCGTGGTGCCGCCCTTCTGGCCGAACACGTTCAGCTCGCCCACCGTGGCGATGATGCCGCTTTCAAACAGCGCGGATAGTTCCGTTGACTTTTCAACAACATACGGGTTGAAGACCGACGGCACAATCACGTCGGCAATCTTGGTCGAGGCCATAGGTCAATCTCCTTGGATGGCACATGAGTGAACATGGACCTAACCCAGTCATTGACCGTGGGTTGGGGTGGCCTTGACCGCGCCCGTGTTACGCCAGCGCAGTGGGTCCGTTATATGGGGGTAGCAGCCCGTATTACGCGGCAGCTATGATGCTAGTGCGCTGTCAATCTCATGGCTGGTGCGCCCAGCGGTTTTCATGAGACGACGTGCCTTGTCTTTGTCAGACTTGATGATGCGGCCTTGTTCCGTAAGGTTGAAGGATTCCTTCACCCACGGGTTGATTTCACTGCCGCGCCCATTGCCAGAGCCATGGCTTCCAGAGCCCTTGCCTTGAACCACGAAGTGCTTGCCGTCGTCTGATTTGGACCAGTTCTCTACAAAGTGATCAATGTCAACGTCACCAAGGTCCGTGGTTACCACGGCATGGCGCTTGCCATCATCACCCTTCTGCACTTTCACCGCCCCGCGCAACAGGGCGCGGGTGGCACCCATGAACTGACTGGCAACACCGTGCTTGACCAATGCCTCAGTCAGGCCGCCGTCAACCAATGTCTCATGGATGAGCGTGTCACGCTCATTGATTTCAGTGTCTTTGGCCTTGAGGTCAGCAACGCGCTTGGCCTCAGCGTCACGCAGGCGCTGTTCGTAACGCTCACGTTCTTTCTGGAGTTTGGCCTCAGTGTCCTTGTCCCGGTTAGGGTCGGTCTTGAGGGCTTCCAGTTCAGCCACCGTATCAGCGTACTTGGCGGGGTCAAAGTCATCAGGCAGGCCAGCGGTCTTGGTTTCCAAGGCCGTTAGCTTGTCCTGAATGGTTTTCTTCTCACGCTTGACGGTGGCCAGCGCCGTTGCCAGCGGGGCAATGGCGGTATGCACGTTGAGTGAATTGTCCAGATCGAGATAGAACTTGCCGTCCTTCTCAATGTACTCAGCCTTGAGGGCTTCAGGTACTTCCTCAAGCTTCTCTATGACGGCGCGCAAAGTCACGCGGCGGTCTCCTCAGCGTCTTCGTCGGGGTCAACCTCATCTTCAGCGTCGGCCTCATCGGCCTCATCTTCATCTGGGTCAACCGGCTGCACCGGGTCCTTGCGCTCAGTAGGCGCGCGCGGCAGGGTGTTATCCTGATCTTCCTCAAGATCAACATCAGGCTGCGGCTCCGGCTTGCTGGCCGGGGCACGCGGCAATGAGTTGTCGGCCTCAGGCTCCGGGTCACCAATCATCCAACTCTCCCTCAGAAAATTAACGACGAAAATCAATGAGCGGAAGCATAACGCCACATTCGGCGCTTGACTAGTGGTTATTTCTTAGGTTTCTTATCCCTATAGGTAGCAATCCGGTTAGGGTCATCTGGGTCATCATTGACCAGCACCTCACCCGGTTCAAGAGGCACGATGCTGCTGAGTGACCAGTCACTGAAACGCTCCATACCGGGGCGCGGCTCAGGGTTAGGCCAGTCGGGCATAAGTGGTTTCTGTTTCTTTGCCATTGTGATTTCCTTTCTAAAGCGGCAGTGTAGCATCCTTTAGATGTTACCGCCATGCTCATCCACAATCTCCACCTCAATGACATCAACCTTGGTACCGTGCACATCGAGGTTCTTGGTGGTGCTAATGTATTTGAACCGAGTGCCACGCATCGTGATTACCTCAGCCTCATCTTTCATGGACTCTTCCTGTGAATACCTTCGGCTGACATATGCCGCCTTGGTGCCTGCGGGCACACGTATCCTGAACATGGTTTTCCGGTTAGTGATGCTGGAGCGCCCGCCAAACCCCTGCGCTACGTTGGGGTTGTGTGACATGCTGCTATAGCCCAGATCAATAAACTCCGATGGGGGCGGCATGTTATTCAGGTTATCCAAATCCCCCGTGGTGCCTATGCCACGCCACATGATGGCATCACCCTGCGTGGGCTGCATCAGCTTATCCAAGCTGGCCATATGGCTCTTGGTGGTGCTGGTCACCGCCCCATAACCGGCTGTGCCCCGCAGCTGGCCGTTGATGGTACTGTTGCCAGTGCCGGTGTAATATTTTACCGAAGGGTTCTGAGCGCTGTTGAACTTCAGGCCCAGCGCCGCACGGGTTTGATCCATAATAATGGTCTTGCCAGACACACCCAAGTCTTGAACCCCCGGCACCTTGGACCACTTGGGCGCGTTCTTCCAATCAGCGGGCTGCAACTGCTCGTGATGCAGCTTGTACTTGTCAACCTGCGCCTGCTTTTCAGCGGCAGCCTTCTGCGCCGCAAACTTGGCATGCTGGTCAGCAACCGCCTTTTTCTGGGCAGGCGTGACGAACTTGACATGGCCGTCAGCCACCATCTGTTCAAGCAGCACCTCCTGCTTGTCAACCAGCGTGGTGCTAGACATGTATTTGGTCACAGTCATGCTCTTGGCACCACTGGACGTGTTGTGGATCTTCTTGAACTTCACCCACTTGTCTGAGCCCTGCGGGTAGGGGTTGTCAGCGCTAATGGTGGCTACGTCATACTTGTCCCAGTCCTGCTTAGGTACCTGCGACAGCTTGGTGATGGCGGGCTCGGCAGCCGGGGCAGCCGGGGAACCCCCGGTAGGCGTGATCTTGGGTACCAGCTTGAGGTCCTGATTTTTCATTTGCTGGTCAATATCGTCATTACTGACGTAGAACTTGGCCTTGTACTCGGCAACGGTGTACTTGTTGCCCATGAACGTCTCAACCACGTCATCGTCAGCTAGCACTTTCTTCTTGGTGACGTGGATGGCACCGCTGGCGATATTGGCGTTGAGCTTTTCAATGGCCTCTGCCTCAGAGTAGCCCTGTTCGGTCCATTGCTTCTTGTACTTGGTCACCGTAAACTTGTTACCCAGCCCGGTGGTCACCTCATCATCATCAGCGGCAGCCTGCACTGGCTTGGGCTTGGCCGTCACGCTTGGCCCGGCCTTCATGGTGGTGACCGGCTCAGCTGCGGCGTTCACCTTCAGCTTGCCGCTGGCAACATGCGCCTGCACCTGACTATCCGTCATGCCGGTGATGGTCTTGTATTCCTTTAGGGTGTACTTATTGGCGCTGGATTGGCCCGTGCCGGGCACCACAGGCGTCAATGTGTCAGTATCCTTGAGCGCGGGCGGCTTGGGCTTGACAGTCCACTTACCGCTGGCAAGGTGCTTGTCAATATCCTGCTTAAAGGTGGGGTCGTTATTGGCCTTCATGTTGGCAACTGTGTATTCGTTACCAAACTGGCTAACCACGATGTCATCATCCGCCAGATCAGCCAGCTTGGGCTTGGCCGCGCCCGTGGCCGGGTCAACGCTGGCCGCCACCTTGGCCTGCGTGGTCAGCCCTTGGTCAAAGGCGGCATCCTCAAAGTCCTGATAATTCTTGGTGCCTGCGGTGAACGGGTTCTTGCTGATGACGCCAAGGCCCTTGTCACCCTTCTGCATCTGCGCCGCCAGCGTGCCGGGGCTCAGCTTACCGGCCTGCATGTCAGCCAGATCAGATGGGTTGTGGATTGATATGAACCCTTTCTTGAGGTCATGGGTGAGGTGTTCCTGCGCAAATTTCTTGCCGCCCAGCGCCGCCTGAAACTCGCCTACGGTCATTTCATCCTTATAATTGCTGAACGCCGCAGCCGCCTTGCTGCCGGGCTTCTTGGGATTACTCCCGGCCAACAGCTTGATCTTGTCGTGCGGTTGCACGCCACTGGTCTTGCTGGTGATGGCGTACTCCGCCAGCGTCAGCTTGGGCGGCGGTGGCGGCTCAGGCTCAGCCAGCGGCTTGGGCGGCAGCGTGGCTGGGTCGTGTATGGTGATGAAGCCCTTCTTGGTGTCGTGGCTCAGGTGCAGCTGGGCCTGCTTGGGGCCCACCAGCGCCTTGAACTCACCGACCGTCATGTCATCCTTGTACTGCTCAAAGTCAGCGTGTGAGGCGCTGCCAGCCTTCTTGGGGTTGCTGGTGACGTGCAGCTTGATGACATCCGCGCTTTTGACGTTGCTGGTCTTGCCGGGGCCGAACGGCTCAGCCTTGAACTCCTCCGTACCGGGCTTGAA